TATGAAAGCCGGGACGGCAGCACGGGCGGCTTCTTTGCGGATAACACCGGAGCGGCACAGCAGGTGTGGAACACGGTCAATCTGCTGCTCCGCTTGGATAGGCGGTGGCAGGTATGAGTTTCGGAAAGATGAACGGCTTCGCCGACATCGTGGAAACCCGCCAAGTCAAGGACAGCGAGGGCTTCACCCATTCCGAGGATGAAGTCCTCGCTTCCGTCCGTGTGTACCGGGAAGGTCGGCACGGCTCACAGCGTTGGGCAAACCTCGCTGCGTTCAGTGAAGCGACCGACCTGTTCCGCTTTCGGTGTATTCCGGGGCTGACGGTCACTACCGACCATTTTCTCATTTGCGGCGGAGAGCGGTTTAATATCATCTCTGTCGAGAATGTAAAGGGTCGTGGGATGTACATCGAGGTTTTAGCGAAAAGGAGTGAACCCACCATTGGCAAAAGCTGAAATGAAAATGCCAGAGGATTTCCTTCTGAAGATTTCCAAGCTCGGCAGCAACTTTGACAGCGTGGCGGATACCGTCCTGCAGGCCGGTGGCGAGGTCGTGCTAAAGAGAGTCAAGAGCAATCTTTCCTCCGTTATCGGCAGAGGGACAAAGTTCAAATCCCGCACCACGGGTGAACTGGAAGGTGCGCTTGGCCTTTCTCCCTCCAAGCTGAACCGGGACGGTAACCACGACATCAAGGTCGGCTTCGCAGAACCCCGCTCGGACGGCAGCAGCAATGCCAAGCTGGCCAACATCATCGAATACGGCAAGCACGGTCAGCCCGCAAAGCCGTTTCTGAAGCCTGCGAAAACGGCATCCCGGCAGGAATGCATCGATGCCATGACCAAGGCGCTGGATGAGGAGGTGGAAAAGCTGTGAGTCTTCTATCCGATTTACAAACCATCGCCGAGCATTGCGGTGTTCCAGTGGAAACGGGTGTGTTCTCCGGCAAAGCGCCGGACACCTATCTGGTCATCACGCCGCTGTCGGACAACTTCGCGCTTCACGCCGACAACGCCCCAGGCTGCGAAACGCAGGAGGCACGGCTGTCCCTCTTCACAAAGGGCAGTTACACCAAACTGAAAAATTCACTTGTCCGCGCCTTGCTTGGTGCGGACTTTTATATTACCGACCGCCGGTACATCGGCTTTGAAACCGAGACCGGCTATCATCACTACGCCATTGATGTGGCGCAAATCTACGAACTGGAGGAATAAGTTATGGCGACCATCGGTCTTGACAGACTGTATTACGCAAAAATCACCGAGAACGACGCCGGCGAAGAAACCTACGGTACGCCGTCTCAGCTTGCGAAAGCCATCTCCGCTGACCTTTCGGTGGAACTGGCAGAGGCTACGCTCTATGCCGATGACGGTGCTTCGGAGATCGTGAAGGAATTCAAATCCGGCACACTCTCCCTTGGCATTGATGATATCGGCTCTGCGGCGGCATCCGACCTCACAGGTGCGACCATCGACAAAAACAAGGTGCTCATTTCCGCATCCGAGGACGGCGGCGACCCTGTTGCGGTGGGCTTTCGTGCCAAGAAGTCCAACGGCAAGTACAAGTATTACTGGCTGTACCGCGTGAAATTCGGTATTCCGGCGACGAACCTTGCCACCAAGGGCGACAGCATTACCTTTTCCACGCCGACCATTGAAGGCACCATTCTGCGCCGCAACAAGGCAGACGCAGGCGGCAAGCACCCGTGGAAAGCGGAAGCACTGGAGGGCGATGTGACCGCTGCGACTATCACGAACTGGTATAAGGAAGTATACGAGCCGACCTATACCACGACACCCGAAAAACAGGGTTAACGGAGGTAACGCACAATGGATAACGAAAGAACCGCAGTCATCACGATCGGTGAAGAGGAGTACACACTGCTCCTCACAACCAAAGCCACCAAGGAGATCGCCGGTCGATACGGCGGTCTGGAAAAACTCGGCGAGAAGCTGATGAAGTCCGAGAACTTTGAAATGGCTATCGGAGAGATCGTGTGGCTTATCACGCTTCTGGCGAATCAGAGCATCCTCATCCACAATCTCAAGGACAAGGAGCACCCCAAGGAGCCGCTCACCGAGGATGTGGTGGAGCTTCTGACCACGCCGCTTGATCTCGCCGGATACAAAACCGCCATTACGGAAGCGCTCTACAAGGGTACCAAGCGGAATGTGGAAAGCGAGAAAGACGCAAAAAACGCACAAGTCGGGTAACAGTCTCCGATGCGGAGCTGTTTACCCGGCTTCTCTATTACGGCCTTGCCCACCTTCATCTCAGCCAGGATGAGGTGTGGCTGATGCCGTTTGGACTGCTTTTGGACTTATGGGAGTGCCATAAGCAGTATAACGGGCAGGCTGTTCCTGCTCACGAACACTACATTGACGATATTATCCCGGACGGCATTTAAGGAGGTGACGGTACATGGCAGACAGTTTCGGACTGAAGATCGGTCTTGAGGGCGAAAAAGAATTCAAGAAAGCACTGGCGGACATCAACCAGTCCTTCAAGGTGCTCGGCTCCGAAATGAAGCTCGCCACCTCTCAGTTCGATAAAAACGATAAATCCGTGGAGGCTCTCGCCGCACGGAACAAGGTGCTGCGAAAAGAGATCGATGAGCAGACAACAAAAATCGACACTCTTCGCAAGGCTCTGCAGAATGCCGCCACCTCTTTCGGAGAGAACGACCGCCGCACCCAGAACTGGCAGATCCAACTCAACAATGCCGAAGCCGCCCTCAACGATATGAATCGTGAGCTGGACGAGAACGAGAAAGCCATCAAGGAGGGCGGCAAAGCTGCGGAGGAATCCGGCAGTAAGTTTGAAGGCTTCGGCAAGGTTCTCAAAACCGTAGGTGTGGCGCTCGGTGCAGTGGCCGTTGCCGCAGGTGCCGCCGCCGTGAAGCTCGGCAAAGAGGTCATCGCTGCCTATGCAGACTATGAGCAGTTGGTCGGCGGTGTTGACACCCTGTTCAAGGACTCCTCGCAGGAGATCCAGCGGTACGCCGCCAACGCATACAAAACGGCCGGTCTTTCCGCCAACGAGTACATGGAAACGGTGACGGGCTTCTCCGCAAGCCTCATCCAGTCCCTCGGCGGCGATACAGAAAAAGCCGCAAAGTATGCGGATATGGCAATCACGGATATGTCCGACAACGCCAATAAGATGGGCACGGATATGTCCTCCATTCAGAATGCCTATCAGGGTTTTGCCAAGCAGAACTACACGATGCTCGACAACCTCAAGCTGGGCTACGGCGGCACAAAGCAGGAAATGGAGCGCCTGCTCGCCGATGTGGAGAAGATATCCGGCGTCAAGTATGACATCTCCTCCTACGCAGATGTGGTGGAAGCCATTCATGTCATGCAGGAGAGCATGGACATTGCAGGAACGACCGCCAAGGAAGCGGAAGCCACCATTTCCGGCTCTGTCAATGCACTGAAATCCGCCGTGTCGAACCTCATTGTAGGCTTCGGCGATGCGGACGCTGACATAGAGCTGCTGTGCAACAACATGGTGGATGCCTTCAAGACCGTGGTGGCAAACATCACCCCGGTTATTGAGAACATCGTGGCGGCTCTGCCCACGGCGCTGGATGCCCTGCTGACGGCTGTGGGTGAACTGCTGCCCACACTGCTGGAGGCGGTCACCGAACTGTTCTCGCAGGTGCTGGAAACGCTTCTGTCCCTGCTTCCGCAGCTTATCCCGGCGGCGGTGTCCGCGCTCATGACCATCGTGAACACGCTGATTGAGAATCTGCCCCTGCTTATTGAGGCCGCGGTGCAGTTGGTGTCTACACTTGTGACCGGCATTGCGGATGCGCTGCCCACGCTCATCCCGGCAGCAGTGCAGGCTATCGTTACCATCGTACAAGGTCTGGTGGACAGCCTGCCGATGCTCTTGGATGCAGCCTTGCAGCTTATCACAGGTCTTGCGCAGGGACTCTTGGAAGCAATACCCGTGTTGATTGCCGCTCTGCCGGAGATCATCAACGGCATCATTACCTTTCTGCTGGACTCCATCCCGCAGATTATCGAAACAGGCATTCAGCTTCTGACCTCGCTTGTTGCCGCATTGCCGGATATCATTACGGCAATCGTGGAAGCAATCCCGAAAATCATTGATGGAATCATCACTGCCGTGCTGAATGCCATACCGCTCATTATTCAGGCAGGCATCGACCTGCTGATTTCGCTGATACAGGCTTTGCCGCAGATCATCACGACCATCGTGCAGGCCATTCCGCAGATCATCTCCGGCATTGTCAATGCACTGGTCGGAAACATCGATAAGATCATCATGGCAGGCGTTCAGTTGTTCATTGCGCTGATTGAAAACCTGCCCACCATCATCGTGGAGATCGTCAAGGCCGTGCCGCAGATCATTGCGGGCATCGTGAAAGCCTTCGGCTCTCTGATGTATAAAATCGTGGAGATCGGCGGCAACATCGTCAAGGGACTGTGGAGCGGTATTACCCAGCTTGCTTCATGGCTGTGGGACAAGGTGTCCGGGTGGATCTCCTCCATCTGGGACGGCATCTGCGATTTCTTCGGTATCCATTCGCCCTCGAAGGAGATGGCATGGGTCGGTGAAATGCTGGTCAAGGGTCTTGCAGGCTCCATTGACGACAACGGCGATGAAGCGGTCAAAGCCGCAGAAGGGATGGCAGAGGACATCAACGGCATCATGGGCGACCTTGCTCACGATATGCAGACGGCTCTGCCCACCGACTTTGACGTGAACGGCTCGATCCGCTCTGCCGTGGACGGTGTGGTCGGCAAGGCGGCTTCCGCTTTCACCATTGCCCTGAACATCACGAATTTCAACAATTACAGCAGCGAGGACATCCGTCAGCTCACCAACGAAGTCATGGAAACGGCGAACCAGTTCGCCCAGCGGAAAGGAGTGGTATTCGCATGACCTATTTCACCTACAACGGCCGCAGTTCCGCTGAGTTCGGTCTGCATATCGAGAAGAAGGATGTGTTCTCCGCACCGGAGTACGATGCGGAGTTCATTTCCATTCCCGGCAGAAGCGGTGACATCATCAATCCCAACCGCCGATTTTCCAACATCAAGGTGACCTACACGGTGTTCCTCGCACGGAAGAATCCCGCCGCCCTTGCCTCCGTCCTGCGGGACATCAAGGGCTGGATGTATTCCGAGCCGGACAGATACCATGAGCTTACTGACTCCTACGATGTGAAGTATTTCCGCTACGGAGTCATCTCCGGCAATCTGGACATTGAGGAGCAGCTGAACAAGGTCGGCAGTTTCACCGTAACCTTCAACTGCAAGCCTTATAAGTACAGCCTTGCGGGGCAGGAAACAGTGTCGGCTGACGCTTCTGAACTGACGATCACCAATCCGACTGCTTTTGAGAGCCGACCGTATATGAAAATCTATGGTAGCGGTCTGATTCGGCTCATGGTTCAGCCGGAGGGTCAGGGCACAAGCTCCTGGGGCTTTGCCGGTGTGGACGAGTACCTTGAAATCGACAGCGAACGCATGAACTGCTACAAGGGTACCGTTCTCAAAAACGATATCCTTTCCGGGGAAGGCTTTCCGGTGCTGAAGCCGGGAACGACCACCATCGCCTGTGCAGGAAATGTGCAGCGGATCGAGGTCATTCCGAGGTGGTGCTGTCTGTAAGGTCGCCCCCGATTGTAAGCGGTAGAAAAATTCAAAAAGGTGTGGTATAATGTTTTTAAGTGAGGATGACAAATCGGAATTTATAAAGGAGAATATTGATGAAACTATTTTTATGTTCGCACTTTTCAAGTGTGGGAAGTCTGATAA